CGGACAGTTAACTGCGATTTAAAGAAAGAGTAGGAGTCAAAATATGGCATCGGATTTCCAAGAGATATCGTTCGACACCGAGACTTTCGGGTCGGGACTCCGCAAGAGTGCACGGCGTCTGGTTCCGGAGAAGCATCTCCAATCGCCCATCATCACCACGCTGCTCGATCGACTGGACGATACGGTTGCGAGATATCTACTCGAGAAACCGTCAGCAGCATGGATCGGAGGCGCCACCTCGTTAGCATCGAAGATCGCGACCCATTTCCGAGGTGACTCATCAGTTAATTACGGAGGATTCCTCCCAAAACTCGCTACATACTGCGAGGTCGTACGACTTAACGGTCGCAAGGTCCCACCCCAGTTGACGCCACGTCTCTATCCGCACCTAACTAAGTACGGTTACGCTAGGTCCGAGAATCTCACGGGCGATATTGAGGAGGCCAACCGGATATCAGATGTGGAGATCGATGCTTACCTAGCATGGTGCAGCGACCTACTGAAACCCGCGGACAAGGCGCAGCTGAAGCAGCGGCTCGTACAACGTACGGAAATCTCCCCGGATACATTAGAGTGGGGTCGGCGCGCAGAGCTGTGGAGCGATGTAGTGGAGAGGTCACGATCGCACTACGCGACTGGGAGCCGCTCATTGGTTCCAGTTAGCTACGGGAGTCTCAAGGTTCTGCTCGGCCCTGGATACAGCGGGCTCTGCATCAGAGGACAATGGACAACAGCCGTGTGGGAGCAGCTTCAAGCCATCCAGGACACTGCGCGCGCGCGCTTCAATACATTGCTCGCTCTTGACCTAGGTTTACACAACGGTAGTGCGGAACTCCACTCGCTCGTCCGCAGACAATTGGCGTGGTCTGATGAATGTATCGAGCGGTATGGTAACGAGGGTTATGCTCTTGTCAAAGCGCCTGAGGCGGTTATGAAGAGTCATCTGACTTCCCTCAGCGGAGGTGATATAATCACGCCGTCCACGTTTAACCGAACTATCAGGAAACTAGCTACAAAGGAGGCACCCCTGGATGCTGCTTATCCCTTAACCCTCAAGCTACAAGACATTGCGCACGATGTTCACTCTGTGCATGACGCGGCAGAACTGTTCGGCATTTGTAAACTGTCTGGTCATCCAGCCGTGTTCGCGGCGAGATCCGGACGCGCGGTGCAAGATGGTGCGTGTCGACAGAACCGTGCCATGTATTCAGCTGTCTGGCAGAATATGCGGTTCTTCCGGCACATGACGATTACCGCATATATTGCAGAACACCACGACTGGCCGCCATTCAAGAATCCTCCACGAACGGGCTCTATGCTCCATCGCTTGTGGGCACAACGATCAACGTCGATCTCGCTCGGCTCGTATCCCCTCCATGAGCTTGACGCTATTCGATTCGACGACTTTATGACCTTCGATTATCATGGCGACTACCTCGATTTCTTGGATGACAAAGCTATCTGCCCAGGTGTTCGCGAGGCGCCGAATTTCTGGTTCTCCTCCGACCAGACTGGGGTGCCGGCTAGCCGTAGCCGCCGGGTGCTCTTGCATGCTTTGAAAGAGGGTCAGATCTCCACCCACGACATAGTCGAGCGTCTCAGGAATCGTCGCTTCAATGCCGACGAGATGATTGTCGAGCTCACTCAAAAGGAGCGTGAGTTCAAGATGGC